AGTCATGTAGGATGTTACACTTGGTAAGAACAGTTTTACCGTGACCCCTAGGCAATATAACTGCGAGCTGTCTAAGATCTTCATTCTGTAAAGCATCAGCCACTTCATAGTGGAAGAATGGTGTTTCCGATCTTTCAAAATCATCTGGAAGAAATAGCTTCCCAAAGGCAATTAAGTCCTTATAGGCTAGCTGTAGCTCTTCTTCAGCTTTTGATACGTTGTGTAGGTTTATATTCGCCATGTTTGTTAGATATCTTAATCTTTTTCCAATACGGGGTGTCGAAGTATTTCCTGATCTTCTGTTCTGCTGTTATTTTCATTTATGTACCTTTGTTAAAATTTCGTTACTTTTGTTAAAAATTCTACAGGTATTCCTTTAGAAATATACATATCATCCATGCCCTTTTCATAGTTAAATCCTTTTTTATTTAACTTATTGACATTTCGATTCCACTCCGCTACTTTAATATCTAGCCAACTCTTTGGGACTTCAAACTTTAGCACTGCAGGTTTCATTTTTTTACCTGTTTGCATGCTATATCTAGCTTTTAGTAGCATCTTTCCACTTTCAAGCATTGTCTCATTGAATCCCGGAGAAGCATAACCTTCTGCTAACATTTTAGAGCTGGTTGCCCATACTCCTTCTCCTAAATTTGTACCCCTAGCCATTCCAACACCCGGTATATATCCTTTTGTTTCTTCAGGAGATACAAAGTGCCTATTTTTAACCATCTTACGTTGATACCAATCGGGGACACCTCTATATAAGGTTACCATTTCTTCACCAGATTCCTTAGCAATTTTTAAAGCTTTTTTACCAGAAACCATTTGCCCAACGAATGGTATCATTGCTGCAGTCGACCAAGCTGCATCTCCAAATTCTCCTTCAGCTGCATAAAGTATAGCATCTGCTGCATCAGCAATATTTCCAAGTCCAGGAGTAAACCCTGCAACCATTAGCATATTATGCACATCTTTAGATGTCATCCTGTCTGGTTTACTTAAAAAATCTACAGCTGTCTTATCCGCAGCAGCTGTTGTCATTTGCTTAAAAATTAAATTATCTTCTAATTCTCTTACTTTAGCTGACGCCATCTTTTATCTCAAAGTGTGGAAAATCTTTAAAGGTAGTCTTATTCCTATCATTCAGAAACCACTCACTATTCCAATCACGTCCCCATATTAAATCAATACCCATAGACTTAGCTACGCCTGATACAAACCCTGCGAAATGAGTCATCCTATCCAGATTCTTAAAGCTTACTGGATATGGATATACATCTACTGCAGTACTGGGATCTGAGTTATGTCTTCCATTAGGATACTTAACCTTACTACGTCCCTCATCAAAGGCTTTATTCTGATCTGCTTCTCCACGGTGTCCACAAACTACTGTACAGTCATATGTCTTTACTACTTCATTAAAGACCTTCTGTAACCTCTCATCACAGGTTTCTAGATTCTTTCTTGATTTGCTTCCAAACCTAGGCATTAATATCCTCCCTGATCGCCACCACCTTCACGAGGACTTTCTCTATTATACTGCCCTGTTTCTACACCTTGATATCTTCTAAATGTTCGCTCAGGATCTATATCAATTGTTTTATGTCCACCCCAATATCGAGATTCATCCCTATATTGCCTGATACTTTTTGTTGTTTGTGGCCCCAATATACGATCAACCTTTAACTTATCTTCTCCATGGACATACTTATTTAGCATATCTTGAAGGGCTCCAACGCTATCAGGATCCATTAGATTATCTGCACTTAATAAATTCTCAATATTGAAACGTATCTTCTCTACGCCACGTATATCCTTTGCAGCATTTACAGAGCTTTTGGGCTTTCCCTGCTCTAAAGCTCCTTCTGGTACATCATCATACTTGCCTGCCATTATTCTATCTCCTTAGGTCTTTCAACCTCTTCTAGTTTTTCTGGTGTAAAGCCTTGAAATAAAGCTCCTGTTACTGTTGTTACCTTGGTTGTATTCTTATCTTCCATATCCATAATATCTGCTAACTTAAACAAGGCTTTTAGCTTAGTATCATCCTTGTCACAAGAGTCAATTACCTCCTTTATGTTACTAAGTACATAATTTTCATCCAAACCTAAACTTTCCATATAGGGCTTTAATTCTTCTTTCATCTTACTCCTTACTCTTGAGGTTTTAAAAAGTTGACCGGCACGCATACCAGCGTAATGTGGGTTATTGGTAGGAAAGGCTTTAAGATATGCTCCACGTAGATCCATACCTGAGGCCAGGTGAGAAACAAATAGCTCTTCTCTTGTGGATAAGTGCTCTCTATCATCTAATCTTTGATTCCTTTCAACGTCACCCCCAATAGAGTATATATTCACACGCCTGGAGGTATCCATCTTTGTTTTAGGAGAAACAATGAATGTACCAGTGCAGGTACCTATGTACGCAACCTTACGCACCTTACCCTTAGGTTTAGTCATAGTTCCCTTACGCAGTACCTGAATATAGCAACCATCATCTGCTAATACCCAGTCAAATATGTCACCTTTACGCCAATCCTTTAAAGGGTTGACATCAGAGGGCAATTCATCTTCTGACTCAAACACTGTGTATTGTATATTATTAACTGTATAATGTCTCATTCTTTCGATGACTCCGAAGCCCTCAAAGGCTTCGGTTGATCAAGATATTCCTAATATTCCTGATTCTTCAAGGTATTTAGATATTTCTGGAGGTAGTAATATTGTCCTTTCACCAATATCTAGCCAAATACTCTCATGTTCTTCTTCATCTTCAGAATGAATTGACTTATAACTCTTCTTCATATCTATCTCCACTATTGGATAGAGTAAACCCTGAGAGGGGAAACCCTATTTTTTTGGATCTTTAACTTAAAACTTCACTAAAAGCCAGTAATTATCTCCCATACTTTCAGTTTATATTTAAGCAATTTTTACCGGTTGTCGGGGAAATGCTTAACTCTTATATAGAGTGCCAACCCAACGTCTGACCCATTTAGCAGAACCATTTCAGGGGTACTAACTGGGTGATAGCTTTATGCTACCGGTATGTTAATATACTATGATAAATAGAATGATGCAAACTATTTATTTTTATTTGAGAAGTAATAGTATCAATACCATGATTAACTTATCGAGAATCCATAGCAAAATCAGTAGATTCAATCTCTTTTCCATTGGCAAATATACAACACTTATACCGAACTTTCAAAAATTATAGCATTTTAGTGTGTGGGGTTTCATACATAGGTGTACCCCTTTAAAGGGTTTTTAGTTATCACTTTTACGTTATTTTTCATTTGATTATTTTTAGTTGATTTTTAGTAGAAAACTACTATTAATTAATATGGAGATGATATGATATTTGACTTGGAAGACCTAGTTGATGAACCAACTGCACAGGCAGCAGCAGACTCTCTAGTTGTTGAAGCTATCGCTGTATCCGAAGCCACTAGGCGGAAGAGACAAAAGGTACGCTCATGTACAGCTAAGATCAGAATGCTTGTAAAACTGTGTCGTGTGAAGAAGTATGATGCCCCCATTAAGACCGTGAAGAAATCCTTTGAGATGTTAGAGGAAGAACGTGGTGAAATGGACGTCAATTTGTTTGGTATATAATGTATAAGGGTGAGTGTAACAACTTACCCTTATTACACAACACACACATGCACGGTGTATGATATATATACCAACTCATACCAAACATGTACCAATATGAAAGGGAACATTATGCACTCTGCTGTAGAAAGAAGAAGTTATGGTGGTAGACTTGAGTTTACCAACAAGTTAACATGTAAGACATGTGGTGATGTATTCTATATCGACAGACATTATGATGAGCCTGAATATTGTGGTCAAGCTTGTTTTTGGTATGATCCTGATAAAGAATAAAACATGTACCAACAAGTCAAAGACAGGATAACGACTAGATACAAGCTCGTTCCTCTAGAGATATGTGATTGAGGCCCTGTAATAATTTAGGGTAACCTGAACTTCCCGTCAGTTAAACAGGTAACGATATGAAATGTAAGATAACTCGTTTAAGCATCTATATGCTATGGGTCGCACCCTAAAACACACAATCCATGTGAGTAAAACATCATGGGCTTACAAATATTTAAAGACTAACCTCTGGATTGCCAAGTTAGCACGAGTTTGCGTCAAGTTACCTACAAGTATCTTGAACCGGTGAAACAATTCTATTGTAGTAGGAGCGTTGACTATGGGAAGCAATATGATCAGCTATACTACTTAAAGGGATGTATATCCTAGGTGTTCATGTTACAGTCTGGTGAAAGTCAGACCTGATCAAATATTTATACTTGCTAGTTAAGG